AGTCCGCTTGGGACCGGAATCTCCTCAAGGAAGTCGAGGAAAACCCCGACCTCAAGGATTCCAACTCCAAACTCTACAAGGCCGTCTCCGAGATGCTTCAGAACCACGCGATCCTGCGGAACTACCCCGCCGGGATCAACGACGCGGTGGGCATCGCCAAGGTCAAGATCAAGGCGGAGGCCGCCTCAGACTTGGAAAAGAAGGTTGCAGAGTATGAGCGAGAAATCGCCCAGCTCAGAAAAGCGACGACCCCGGCATCCGGGCAGCCGTCCGCGCCTGCAAAACAAAAGGCGTTCCACGAACTCTCCTCACAGGAGCAGGAACGGGAACTCCTCCGCATGGCGGCGGAAGCTGACCGAGGCTGACCTAGTCGCAACAAAGGATAATTAAACATCATGGTTACTACTGGCTCCGTTACGGCCCAGTTTCAGACCTACTTCTCCAAGCAGCTTCTGGAGCGTGCGCTCCCGCTGTTGCAGATGGAGCAGTTTGCGCTGAAGGTTCCGTACCCCACCAAAACTGGCGGAAACAAAACGATTCGTTTCTTCCGCTTTGACGACCCCAGCATCAGCGCTATCGCCAACCTGTCCGAAGGCACCACGCCTTCCAGCGGCGACGAGCGTGATCTCACCCTCAGTTCCGTGGAAGCCACGCTTGTTCAGTACGGTTCAAAGATCGTTCTGACCGACGTGTTGCTCGCCACCGAGCTGTTCAACCACCTCGCCCAGGCCACCAAACAGCTTGGCGAAGACGCCGCCCTGCACGCCGACACCCTGTGTCACCGTGCGTTGGTCCAGGATTCCTCGACCAGCACCGGCACCAACGTGGCCACGAAGTCCTACGCCCGCTATGCCCAGAACGGCACCAACGGCACGACCTTCGCGACGGCCTCCACCCCGAACAGCAGCATCACCGCGACCGACCTTCTGGACGGCGCGACCAGCTTGTTCATCTCCCGCGCTCCGAAGATCAAAGACGGCTACGCCCTTGTGGCTCACCCGGCTGTGGTCCGCGACCTGCAACAGGACGATGATTGGCTGAAGGTCAGCTCCTACTCCGCCCCGGATCAAATCTTCAAGGGCGAAGTGGGCAAGCTCTTCGGCGTTTCGGTCATCAGCTCCACCAACGTGCAGACGTTTGCCACTGCCGCTGCCGGTGTCGCCAATGCGGCGACTGCCAGCGCGGCCGTCTACGGCAACGTGTTGCTCGGTGGTCAGGCGTTTGGTGTTCCGCACCTCACTGCCGTTGCGGCTTCCGGCTCGCCCTTCGCTCCGAAGGTGACGATTCTGGACGCGGCCGACAAGAGCGACCCCTACGGTCAGCGCGTTGTCTGCTCGTTCAAGACGTTCTACGCGGCCAAGCAGCTCGACACCAGGTTCTTCCGCGTGTTGTTCAGCAAGTCCAACTACTCGTAATTGACGAAATGGGCGCAATGCTAATCATCGGCGTTGGCCCTCGGAAGGCGGGGGAGGATAAAACCTCCCCCGCTCCTTCCAAAAAGGAGAAGCCTGCTATGAAAGAAGGTATGGTGAAACTACCCATTTCCATGTTTGAATTGCCGGAAGGCGAGGAGAACGCGGCTCCTGAAGCGGGTGACTCCGTGGAACTTGAAGGCGTGGTGGAAAAGGTCGAGAACGGCGTCGCTTTTGTTCGTGTGAACGAAGCCATGAGCGAGTCCGAAAACGAATCCGAATCCGAAGAAGCGCCCGAAATGTCCGAGGAAGACCGCATGATGGAGATGGCCCGCAAGTCCGACGAGGAGGAGAATTACAGCTAATGCCTGTTTACCAGTACACCGACACCAGAAATGGCTCAGTCGTTGAACTGGAGCGGCCTGTGGCTGAAAGGGACAAAGTCCCATCCCACCTCAAAAGATTTGCGGTTCCGCAAAAATTGACCTTGTTCGGGGTTGGGGAACCCCTCGAAAATCCCGAAGGGGTCAACATGACAAACTTAATGAAGGGGTATTATTCCCAGGAACAAAAGCTTGGGAGTAGATTCAAAAGCCAGTACAAGCCCGACCAAATCAAGCGGGCGGCGCTGGCGCAGAAAGGTTAAATACTATGGCTAACGAGTTCCAGCGCAGTCCCATCAAGGCGAAGGGCAAGGCTCTTCGGATCAACTCCGAAGGCTTTGACAGCGCCATTGAGTTCACGGCATCCAGCAGCGGCGGCACGATTGACACCGTGGCGACTTCCGATGCCTCACTGAACGTGACCCTTAACGGCACCGCGTATCGCATCCCTCTGTTCAGCTAATGCGTCTTCTTTCAAGATTGACGCTGGGTGATGCTGGCACGACCATCTCCACCTCGGCTGCGACCCACACCGGATCGTTTGACGGCGTCTCCGCCCTTTCGGCGGGTACGATTGGTCTGACGATCAGCGGGGTGACGCACACCGGGTTGGCCTTGGCCGCAGGCTCCACCGTGGTTGGGGACATCTCCGAGGTGATCCTTTCCAGCGGCGGGCCGATTGCCATCTACGTCCGCAAGGACTGATTCGTGTTTCGGGCGTTGGCGCTCTGCCTTCTGCTTGCAGGATGCAAGCCGGAGCAGGGCGTTGACGACTACCCGGAGACGATTTACCCTGATACACCGACCATGAGAAGCGCCGTTGACGCAATGGAGACAAAATAATGGGCCGCCAGTGGAATCAAATTATTGAGAGCCTGGGACCGCTGACCGGCGGAACCATGTCCATCAACGCCAATCTTACCGAGATTGAGGCGTTGCTAACGACGATCCAGGCCGACATTGCCGATGGCATCACGGCCACCAAGGGGACCACGACAATTGGAACCCTTACCGCCGGGACAACCAACGGCACCCTGTTTGCCAGCAACGCCAGCCGCAACTACCTGCTTGTCCAATGCACCAGCGGAACCGCGTTTATTGACACCAACGGCACCGCCACGGCCACCGACGGCATCCAGTTAACCAGTGGCCAAGGTATCACATTTGAGGGCAGTTTCATCCCCACTGGTGCGATTGCTGCGATCACCAGCACCGGCACAGCACAGCTAATCGGAAGGCAAGGCTAACATGGGCTTCTTCGGCGGGGGAGCGGCGGTGGACTTGGCCAGTCCTCCAGCCATAGGGAACACGACTCCTAATACGGGGAAATTTACCACGGTTGAATCGACTCAGGGTCAGTTTTTTAACTCTGCATCTGGTGCAGTTCTTGTTGGTCTTTCAGGTGGGAATGCTAAAGGCACCAATTCTATAAACATTCAGTCATCCAGAAGTAACAACAATCAGGTTGCGGCGGGGAATGACTCAATTTGTATTGGAACCGACTCCCGTTGCATATCAAATTCAGGAATACGAATTGGAGTTGGAGGCTATGCTGATTACGCAAATTCAATAGTTATTGGTGGTTTCTCAACCAATAACGCCTCGGACGCAATAGTAGTGGGAATTTCTTCTGTTGCTGATGGAGAAAAAAGCGTGGCTATTGGCCGATCTGTAACCGCATCGCTTAGGGGACAATTTGCAACACTACCGTTTCGCTCTGTTTATTGGAGCGGTACTACCACAAACAACACGGCCACGATTCTAAATCTGGACGGAACGGCCACCAACCGCTTTACCATCGCCGCCAACACCGCCGTCATCGCCAATATTTACATCATTGCAAGACGCACAGACACGGTGGACAAATGGTTTTCCAGCCAACGCAAAGTGGCCATTCGCAGAAACAACGCCAACGGCACGGCCATCATCGGCTCTGTCGAAACGATTGGTACAGACCAGACCGAAGGCTCACCCAGTTGGTCGGTTGCCATTACCGCAGACGATACCAACGAAGCCTTGCAGGTTGAGGTGACGGGTGCGGCTAGTGAAACCGTTAGCTGGAGGGTAATGGCATTTTACCATGTCGTATGAACTCTGAATCCATCTACACCGTGATGCTGTCGAAAGAATACCCCTTCGCTGGCAGGGACTATCCTTTGTTTGGTTTTTCCTATCAGATTCGGCGCGAGTCCGAGGCAGGCGAGGTGAAGCTGATCGAGTTCGGCCACCCCACCCGCATCGTTTTATGGGACAAGGACGGCCCAGAGCTTGCCGACCTGACGGAAGAACAGGTGAAGGCAAGGATTGAGGAGGTACTTTCCGCATGACCCCCGCCCGCTTCCTCGCCCCCGCCGTGCCGGAGGGGATTTAGTCCATGTGGAAAACCATCGCCATCTGGCTGACCAATTTGAGTTTGCGTTTCTTGATGACGCGCAAGGAATACGTCTGTTTCAAGGAGGCGTTGAAGTTTGCCGGGGAGAACAACACGGTTGCGAGGGAGACGAAGTATATCGGGAAGGTGAAGCACCTTCTCAGCGTCAACCGCTCGATCAAGCGGATTGTGGAGGAGGGTCGGGATCGGGACGAGATTGTGGACGCAGTGGTTCACCTGGCCGTGGCGTTAAAGTATCTGGAGGGCAAGGGTCGTGAGTCTTGATGAGATCCATGACCTTCGGGAAAAGTTTGGGTCAATGTCCGAGCGGCTTGCCCGGATGGAAGAACGCCAAGTTACCCTGATTGGCATGGTCGAACGCTCCTTATCCAGCTTTGGCGACCTGTCCAACCGGGTCAATGCCCTGGAGCATTTGAAGACCAAGATGCTACTTGTGGCAGGCTCTATTGGTGCTATTGTCAGTGTGGTCTGGGATGCGATCCGCTCCAGGCTCACCCACGGAGGTTAAATGCCCACTTTAGGTACACAGAATATTTCAGAGAGCTATCCCCAGCTTCTCAAGACATTTGGCACCGGCGGCTTGGACGGGAACCTCCAGGTCATCACGGATGGTGACAACACCTCCTCGGCTTTAAGCCTTTCCACCTCCGGCGTACAGAGCACCGGCACCCTGGCGGTTGATGGAACAAGCCTTCTTTCCGGTATTGTCACCTTCGGCACAAGCCTGACCGCCTCGACCGGCACGGCCACCATCGGAACGCTTTCCGCCAGCACGGCGGCCATTTCGACGGCCTCAATCAGCACGGCGACAATTTCCACGGCGTCTTTCTCAACCGCAACCATTCCGCTTCAGCTTGGGGATGTTACATTTGGCTCCAACATTACGGCATCGACCGGGACTGCAACCATTGCGACGGCCTCAATCAGCACGGCCTCGATCAGCACTGCTACCATCTCCACCATGCTGGGTGCTGTCACGTTCGGCTCGACCATCACGGCCTCGATTGGCACCAACACCCTTGGAACAATCAGCGTAAATAGTGCAACAATCGGAACGCTAGACACCCTAAACGGGGTTAGCATCACCACCATCGCAACGACAGGCACGTTGCAGGTGGGCGCAGCCGGTCCCAAGCTGACGGAGGTCAGCTTTGGCACCGCCGCGTTT